AATATTTGAACCGCCTGACTCAGTTTGTCGGGTTCGAATTATCGTTTGGGGAATTCATCATGTGGGGAAAATTACCTGATGAACTTAAGTTGAAAGTGTGCTATTATTTAGCTGGTGACTACATGCCTTATATTGGTTATATGGCGTTGGGTCCTGACGGTATGTCCGACTTCACGGCTGTGAAGACTGTGGCTATCGAACATGAAGCGTTGGCTGAGGAGCTCGAGGGGTTCTATGAACCTCTAACTGTGTGCCTCAGGCCCTCGAACGGGTGTATGTCTTATATTAATGAACCGAAAGTGGATCGTGTCACTAGGAAGTTGGCACTGTCCTTCGACATTATAACTAAGGCTGCGCAATATGACAACGCAGTGCGTCGCGAACGTCTCGATGGAAACGATCGTGAACACTGGTTGCAAGCTATACGGACTCGTTTCCCCGCTAACGAGCCGTTTTTGGTTGACGCGTACGTCAGTTCTTATGACGGGTTACTGGTTATCCCGGAATATGAGGTACTGATGCCTTTGAAAGTGTTTCGCGACGTGGCGGACACTTGCCACACGTGGTGCAAGAACATGACTGAGTACAAGGGTACTATGGGATGGACTTGCCAAATGAGGTTGCGCAATAATATTGCGCTCAAGGCCATGATCATCCAGTGGATGCTGGATGGTAAATTGGTGCGTGGGCAATCGGTTGACGCTGAAACCGTGATACAGCGTCAACAAAGGTTGTGGAAAGCGTTATTCGAAAACGCGCTCTACGTTTTGGGAGTTTTGGTAGGGCTCGTTTCTGAGTTTGTTGGATTCGTAAGTGGTTTGATTTTCAACTTGGATAACGTTTATGCTCAAGCGGTACGAGATTTGTTTGTTCTTTTATTAATCTTGTATCTGGTGAGCATGTTTCCTTCAGCCTGTCGCCACGCGTGGAATAGTTGGTACCCCGATTTCGTTATTAAAGAATCCAACGCTCCTAGCGTGACGATGTATATCCGCAAAAGAATAACAACCAACGGGATTTGTCACGACGCCATCGTTGATGGGGTCGAGAGAGAGATTCCGGAAAACTGTGAATGCCATATCACCACTGAGGAAATGGCGATGCCTAACTCTGACTTGTACGCGAGTTCGAAGAGACCGTTGGGTGTCATCCTCGTGGCGACTGAACACACTGAGCTTACAGTGTTAGGGTGTTTCTTCCGTTACGAGGAGTTCCTCGTGACGGCGGGCCACGTTGCTAACAACATAAGCTCTAGTGCTGCGAATGTCTATTTGGCCAGTTTCGTCGAGATCAAGAACAGCGGTACTTGGCGGGTTGACAAACGGTGTTGTAAGGTTTCGAATGACATGTTCGACCTTGACAACAATTTGTATGTTCATGACGCTGATGTGTTTGTCATCAAGCTTAACCCAAAAGTTTGGGCTAAGGTTGGCATCACGAAAGTCAAGGTCAAGAGCAGTAAGTACAATTTGTTGGTTAACGCCGTAGGTGTGCAGAATGAGGTCCTGATGTCGAGTAGTGGCTCAACGAAACCCGGGTCGGGTGTCGTTGAGTTGCATCATACGGCGAGCACGCGGAAAGGCTTTTCAGGTTCTCCACTGTTTAGCGGACAAGCTGTTGTTGGACTACATGTAGCCGGATGTAGCGGCCATAATACTGCTATCAGGATGGAGAACATCCTGGATGGTATTAAGGTCGTTAATGAATCCAATATGCCTGATGACTTTGATCACGTCGTAGATTATAAGTTTAAGGGGCGGTCAGTACACTTTGAACGGTATGGTGATGACTACGTCGCGTATGGCGACGATGGTACAGTGCACTATGGAGTGTCTGAGGACTACTACGAAAAGGCTAAGTCTCCTTATCAGCAATTCCTCGATGAAGAGGATATGGTGGAGCCCGTGACACACAAACGCGGTAGGCGGTACGACGATGAGTGTGCCACCATTGCTTATAAGGAAGCTAAACCTTTAGGTAACTATGTTGAATTACCCGGTGAAAAACCTATTCACGGGGCCAAATCACCTAGTCCGCAACCGGAAGCGGTTGCTTACCTGTCCACGAAGGAGGTGGAGCTTGAGAAATTAGGTTATGACAAGGAGAAATATCAGTACCCTGTCATTACCAAGGACAGTCAGAGTGTTTCTTTAGTAAAACACCTTGACTTATTTGGTGAGCGGGTGAAGTCTATTAGTACTAAGCTCACGAAGTCGGAACGCGATGTTGTCTCGTTCGCGGTTAGTAAGCTGGTAGCCGCTAATAGGTTTGAAGCGCCAATTGGTTACCGGACGAAGGAGAATCTGATTGAGATTATTAATTCGTCATTAGTTAAGGACTCGAAGAGCCCTGGCTACCCGTATCAAGCTGATGGTATGCCACTCAATTCAGCCGTGCTGGCTAGATTTGGTGTGGCGGGGTTTGCCGACATCGCAATGCAATGTTGGGGCAACACCTACCAAAATAGAGTCATGATAAAGGGAGAACCTACCAAACGTGCCAAGTTGGACGCTGGTATGGCTCGCATTATCGCGGCTCAGCCCCTCCATAAAATGGTGAAAGATCAAGCAATTTTCCGTAACATGCAAGTTACAGCTGTGGAAAATTGGCAGGAATCACCAATGAAATACGCTTTCAATCCGAGCACACCCGGGCATATAGAACACTTGGTTAGTGTTTTTAAGGGGTTAAGTGTGTTCGAGAGCGATAAAACTAATTGGGATTATATGTTCAGTGAAGAGGCATTTACTCTTTGCCGTGACATAATCCTGGAACTACCAGTCCAGCCGGCAGGCATGGCTGATGAGGAATTTGACCAGTATAAGGTCGACATGAAGAACGCTATAGATGAGGTCATCTACGACGGTGTTTATCGTTGTGATGATGGACGCTGTTTCAAGTCGATTTACCCTGGTATCATGAAGAGCGGTTGGGTTTTGACTATTTGGGTGAATAGTTTGGCTCAGATCGTGGTTGATACCATGATCAAAGTACGTATGGGTCTCACGGTTGAACAGATTTGTTCTCCGGCGTACAAGATCATTGCTGGCGGTGATGACGTACTGCAAACATTCCCTGAGGGTTTTGATGTTGAACTCTACAGGGAGGTTGCGAGTACGTTTGGCTTCGGTCTGACTGAGTTCGTTAAACACGACTCGCTGAACGGAGCTGAGTTTTTCAGTAACACACTCTATAAAAAGAGTGGGGTGTGGCAATATAAACCGGTGAGGTTCACCAAACATATTGCTCATATGGTTACTGTTAAGAAAGAGGATTTGGCTGGCTGTTTGGCCAGTCATATGTCTAATTACTGTTGGGATTATGAACATTTTAAGTTCTTCGAACGCATGTATGTTGACATGCGAAGTACTTATCCTGATTTGTTCCCACTTAAATTCCTCAAGTCCCAGAGATACCTCCAATTCAAGTCGAAAGGCTGTGAGTTGGGGCTTGACGAGTAATCATCAGCTAAGTCGTTCCTAGACTTTAAATAGGAACGTTTTCATTTTGTATGTTGTGCGTGTGGTTGGTGGAGGAGTAAAAATGTCCGAATTACCTGATTGGACTTTGCCTTATTATAGCGAGAATTATACCGGTCCTTGGTTAAGTGACGGTAAGATTCAGGAATCCGTTGCTAATGGTAAAAGTAAACCTAAGAGTAAATTGGATGCTCTTTCACGCAAGCACGATACTGCGTATGCTGTTTATAAAGATAGAAAACATCGGTACCAAGCTGATCTCGATTTTCAGCGTGGCACTGAACAAATTGGAGGCTTTGTGCCTAGAGCTGCGGGTTATGCGGTCAGATACCTTAATCAACTTGGTGATGGTCGCACTCTCCGTGATACAAGTGGTAACTTCCGTGGCTCATTGAAAGGAGGTGGTGGTGAAAAATATAAGAAGGATAAAATGAATCCTTATTCTGTTTGGGATGTTGGCCCTGTCGTTAACGCCAATGGCCCTGTCGGTAATCTCGACTTCCCAGACTTTCACAATTTTCGTGGCTCAGTACCTAAGAAGGTTACTCAGCCAGCGGAACCGGTCCCTGACCCTTACGATAGTAATCTCGTTACACCGGAATTTAAATTCGAGAAGTCTAACGGCGACCGAGGTTCGCTCGTCGCTGACCAATCTCGATACCACGTTAATTTCAGGCGCAAAGTTAGGCGGAGGAGGAGAAAATTAAATAAATAATGAACGTTAACAACTACATTGATGCGAAATGTCAGTATAATCCTTATTTCCCAAGAAGAAATGAGATACTGACTTATCGCGAGTTCGTAGGACGCCTCAGTGAGGCTGCTTCTTATGATGCTCGTTGTTACGCTAAACAAAAGATGGTAAACAGAAAACCCAAGACTGCTCAACAAATCGCCCAGAAGATGCGCGATTTGGATAAGCGTAATGCGTTAGCTGCTGACCATATGGCCGCCTACGCTAGGAAGCATAATATACAGCCTGACAAGACTTTTCTTCAAAAGCTCAAGTTAGCTTTCTCGCGCTCTAACAAAAAGAACACTATATATGCATGTTAATGGTGGAGGCTGGAGAAAATAATACAAAAATGGTTAAGAAAACCGTTAAGATGAAGAAACGTGCAAGTGGGCGCCAAGTTTTTGGGCCTGTGAGCACTATTAATACTGCACCCGTGGCTATTGGTAATAGTCTACGTGGTTCTAAACCAGTCGTAGTTCATACGAAAGACGGCGCAAGGGTTATGGGGAGAGATTTTGCTTTTGCAGCAGCTGGTACTAGTGCTAATATTACTAACTGGGAGTTGATTGGCGGTATGCCTGTCACACCAGCTGTATTAGCGTCTAGTACGCTGCGTAATTTTAATCAAATTTACAACAAATTCAAATTCCATAAGATTAATGTTCACTACATCACTTCGTCACCTACTACACAAGCAGGTGACATCATGTTCTATTACGAAAAAACGCGTTTGGAGCCAGCTATTGATTATAGCAACAGCTCTTTTCTCAATTACGTAATGAGTGATGTACGCACTGTTATTGGTCCGCAATGGGCTAATCACACCGCATCAATAGTGCTCACCGATGACTTTAAGTCTACCGGTTATGGAGCTACCATTGATGGTGACGATGATACACAAGGTTCGATTTATTTGTATAGTAAAACCAATGCTACTAACAGCCCTGGTTATATACTTATCGATTATGATATCTCTTTTAAGGAGTTGAGTATCAGTCCTCGGGCTGGTATTTTCCCTTGTGTACGTGGTCTTTTTACAAATGTCGTTTTCGGCCCTAATGGTACCGTTACTTCGACGACCGGTGTAACTCCGGTTACTGGTCTCATTACCACAGCTGGTAAGTTACTAGATGGGGTTTCTAATTCTAGCAATCCCGTTGGTCTCTTACCTGGTGATATTTTCAAATGCATGCTATGTGCCACCGCTTCAACTTCAGGTATATTGAATACTTGGGCTGCTAGTGGTTTCACTCTTAGCACGCTTTTTGCTAATGCCGACGCTGTGGACACAACTCTAACGTTAGACGATGGTTTCACGTTTTATGCGAAATATTCTGATACTACTGTGAACGCCAGCAGTGACCCGTCATGGTCTTTCCACCCTACGGCGGCCGCGGCGATAAACAACTCGCGGACGTTCGTCTACGGTGGTACTAACCAGACAGCCAAAACCTTTTATATCAACTGTTGGATCTCGATGTACTCGAGTACCGCAGCTGGATTTATTCAAAAC